GACAAACCGGACCCAGCCCCCCGAGTTATCCAACCTAGAGACCCCCGATTCAACGTTGAATTCGGGAAGTTCATTAAGCCCATGGAACATAAGATATACCGCGCCCTAGGGCGCCTGTATAAGTATCCATGCGTTGCAAAGGGATTCAATGCGTACGAGACAGGCAATATAATGGCCCAGAAATGGGCCTTGTTTAAGACCCCTGTTGGAGTCGGACTTGATGCATCACGCTTTGACCAACATGTGTCTCGGGAAGCCTTGAAGTGGACCCACCGTTACTACCGACGGTACTGTCGCAGCCCAGAGTTCGCTGGACTCTGTTCCATGATGCTCGACAATGTTGGGTTTGCCTCTGCTAAGGATGGGGCTATAAAGTATAGGATCAGCCGTGGCCGTATGAGTGGTGACATGGACACAGCCCTTGGCAACTGTGTTCTTATGGTGGCCATGTGCTATTCCTACTGTACGGACAAGGGTATCCGGCATGAGCTGTTTGATAACGGAGATGATGTTGTGATCATCATGGAGGATGATGATCTCGCCAAGTTTAGCGATGGACTTGTGGAGTGGTTTGCTGAACTGGGGTTCAAGATGAAGGTCGAAAGACCTGTTCACACCCTGGAGCAGCTGGAGTTCTGTCAGACACACCCTGTGTTTGATGGAGCCCAGTGGCGCATGGTTAGAGGCATCAATGCCCTCTCTAAAGACTTGGTATGTGTCAAGGGCCCTGATGAGTTCCTCCCCTGGGTCTATGCCATTGGGGAATGTGGACTCGCCTTGACAGATGGTATACCAGTCTTCGCCGAGTTGTACCACTATATGCAAAGAATCGGCCGTAAGAGCAGGATTAGTCACCACCATCAGTTTACTGGTATGGGAATGGCACGTCTTGCGTACCGGATGCAGTATACGGGCAAGCCAATTACCGAAGAAGCACGCTACTCCTTCTATTTGGCCTTTGGTATCACACCTGATATGCAGACCGCACTCGAAGATATGTACCGCAGCCTGGGTACCCCTGCGGGTAACATTCACGATGTCTGCGATTGGAGCCTCGATACTGCGCCGGCTTACGCCCGGCTTCGCTAGTAACATGCCCAAGTGGGACAGCGACAGGCCTCACGTTGTTCAGGATTGGGACCAAGCATATGAGGAGCTTAAGCAGGCTAGCACCCCATACCTCAGCTCTGGCCGGCTGGGGTGGGACGATCGACTGAAGATGTTCTTCTTCAGTGGACCTGTCGATCCCCATGGGGTGCAGTACGCTCATGCCTACATGAGCTATAACCAGTGCCGTTTAGCTCTTCTCATGGGGCCCAACGGGAATCAGCCTAGCCAGCATGTCATCCCGCCCCAACAACATGAACAACCAAGGCCGTCGCCGCAACCGGC